GCAGGATGTGCCGCGCCAGCCGCCGCTTGCCGCCGGGCCACGGAATGATCGGCCTTGCACTCTCCATCGCATCCCCCTCATGCTCGCCGCGCCCACGTGGGCGGCGGAGCCTTGGTCTGGATGCTGGTTTGCTCAGCGTTCGGATGGCCGGCGTGTGCTCGATACACGCGCCGGCCGCTCCGCTCTTTTCACTTCGCTTGGATTGGTTTGGATGCCGCGCTCGCCGGCTTGCCTAGCAGCTCGTCGAACTCGAACGGCAACGGTCGGCGCCGGCGTTTCTGCGGATATCCCGATGCGGTGCGCCGCTGGTTCTCCTTGGCGCGTTCTTCCGCCACATGCATGCGCTGTCGCATTTCCTTGCGCGATTCGCTGCTTATCCAGATGCGGGCCATTAAAGGTCTCCTACGGCAGCGGCCAGCGCCACCGCCAGATACGCCTGAGCGCGCGTCTCACTGCTTCGCCTCGCACGCCTGCGGCGGCATCATCCAGCAGCCGAGTCGGTAGCCGTAGCAGTCATGGTTGATGATCGCGCGCTTATCGGCATCGGCCATCGCATTGCGGTGATCGAGCATTATCTTCTTCCACCCCATGCAGGGGTTGTACTGCGCGGCTTCAGTATGTGAGCCCATCGTTGCGCAGCTCTGCACCAGCAGTGCCAGGAGGATCAGCATCAATGCGCGTGATGCCTCCCACGGGTTTGAGCGTTGCGGTTGCTTCTTCGACATGGTTGCGCACCTTTTCGTTTTGCAATTCCTGCTGATGAACTTTCACCGTTGCTTCGGCGGTATCTGCGCGGGCGGTCTCGCTGGCCAGCTTGCGGCGTTGCAGGTAACCCCCAACCCAGTTGGCCAGCATTCCGAACACAGTTTTAAGGATGAATCCGAATAGTTTTTTCATGACGCGCTCACCGTCGGGATGCCCTTCGAGGGCAGAATCTTTTCCGCGAGCGTTTCACCGTGCGCGAGATCGTTGCTGACGTCGAAGGTCAGCACCACGGTTTCGCGCGGGTCTTGGGTATCGAAGATCGGCGTCATGACGGGATTACTCAGGATGTAGAACGTGCGTGCGCGGAGTGCGCCATAGAACATGCGAGACGAAAGGGATGCATAGAACGGACGAGGAAGAAGTGCGGCGGAATGTGCGTCTCACGACAGCGCATCGTAAAAAGTAGAAATCTCAATTCCGCTCAATTCGACGTTACACAGTGCGTAGCGTTGCAATCTTCCATAAAAAATGCTTGCTGATGGATCACCCGAATAATCACCAATCCTGGTCACATCAGTGCCAGTGTTACTGGATGATAAAGCTCCCGAGAAAACTGATGATGCGGTTTTATTTACGTAGAACTTTATATCACCGCTTGAGGAGCAGGTGATGCCGAGCATGTAATTAGTATTCAGACTCAGTGTTCGCGCATCCGTGGCCTTGTTGGCGACGCCAGCTATCCCCACCACCATGGCTGCCGAAGTATTGACATACCAATTAATACCACCCGTGGCTGAGCAAAAAATCTGATGGCTATTACCCAATGCCAAGTTGCTTATAAGCGCAAACGTGACAATGCTGAAAGGTGGTGTCAGCTCGGTAATGAACCCGGATGGGATAGAAAAAAAGGCATTGTTGGGAGCGAGATCGCAACTTGTGCCATCGCCACTAGGCAGCAGGCTGGCGCCACCGTAAACCGGCGTATTGCTCGGACTGAGATCGTGACCATTGCCGCTGGTGTCGTCTGGATTTCCCTCCAGGTTCCACTTGGCGAACGTTCCGCGCAGAGTGGGGTCTGGTGCTGAGCGGCCTCTGCCAAACAGCGCCGGGCCGCACGTAACGAACCCGCGCTGTCGCTTCCCCATATCGGGAATCAGCAAGCCACTGCGGCGATCGGATACGAATCGCATCACGCCATCCCCGCAAGAAAGCTGCACATATAGGTGCCTGAAGTGGCGCCATATTCCGCCGACATGAAATCCACGGCGTTCGCTGCAGAGGAAAAGACAGGCACGATACCGCCTGAGAATTTGAATGCGCTGGGTAAGGCTGGCATCGTGCGCCCTCCGGTCGCGTCCTGAATGAAGCGGATGTTGTAGACCGCGCCATCCACGGGATTGGTCAGCGCGAAACTAATGACGTTCCCGGACAGGGTCAGGTGCAGATTGTTGCTGCTGGTGGGAGGCGTCCCCGTCCAGGTCACGCCGGTTGAGGCTGAAAGATTGGCGAGATTGATCGATACAGCGCCAGTGATCGTCCCGCGCGCTGGCGTTACTGCCTGCTGTTGCACGAACACGTTGGCATCGGCATTGCCGGCCGCGCCCAGTGCGGCCCGCGCAGCCGTCGCGCTGGTCGCACCCGTGCCGCCGTTGGTGAGCGCAAGCGCGGTGCCGGACCAGTTTGAATTGTTGACCGTCGCGAGATAGGCCAGCGAACCAAGCCCCAGGGCTGTCTGTAATGCTGCGGTGCTGATGATACCGGTCAGGCCAGCTACGCTGCTGACGGCGTCGGTATTGTCCACCTTGTCCCAATGGACGTCATAGATCGCCCAGTCACCGACGTTCCAGCTGGTGATGCCGCCCAGGTTGGTGGACCCAGCTATGCTGACGATCCAGTACTGCCCTTTCGAGGGCGTGCCGGAGGGTGGCGAACCGGAGCTCGCATCCCAAGTCCCCTGGTATGTGACCTGGCCGAGAACGGACGATGGAAGAAACGATGCGGATAGCTTGCCATCGCTGCCGAGTGGAGCGATCCCATTCGCAATGCCAATTTCACTCGCGAGAATGTAATTGGCGAGTTGCGCAATGATATAGGCCGTCCGGTTCAGCAGCGCTTGCCCCTGCTGGTTCATCGGCGCGCCGGCGCCACCCAGAGCGGCGGTAGAGGTTTCCAGCTGGACAACGTTGTCCAACGATGCGAAGGGCACGAGATTGGTCATTTCAATGGCCTCATGCGTACTCGTACACGATCAGGATGCCGGGTTGGCCAGCGTTGGAACCCTGCGCCGCCTGGCTGGCCTGAGCGTTGGCGCCCGAACTGCCGGCGCCGTAACCGGTTCCGGAACGCGCGCCATTGCCGGTCGGGGCCCAACCGCCCGTGCCGAGCGGCCCGCTGCCGCCATTGCCCGCCTGCGGACCCGCCGAAAAAATCTGACCGTTGCCGCCGGCTTGGCCGCCGTAGCCGACGATGTTGGCGCCGGTCGGATCGGCACTGTTGGTGCCGTTGGATCCACCACCGCCGGCGCCGGTGATTGCAGCGCAGCCGGCGCCAGCGGTGCCGCCTGGCAAGATGAGCAGTGCGCCGAAGCTGGTCGCCTGCCCGGCATTGCCCGGATTGTTGCCAGCGGCCGCACCGGCGCCCGCGCTGCCGATCGTGACGGCGACACTGGGCGTGAACCCGGACGTATACAGCGCCTCGCCATACGCTCCGCAGCTGCCGCCGGCCGCCGCTGCCGCCTGCCCGCTCGAGGTCGCGGCGGTGCCGCCGCCGGAGCCACCTGCGCCTGTACCCTTGACGAGGATCTTCTTGGTCCCCGAACTGGGCGTGTAGGTGCCCGAACTGGTGAATGTCTGGACATTGATCAAGCGTCCGGATGTCAGGTCTCCGATCGCGGCCAGCAGCTGGGTGTTGTCGGTCTTGCTGGGCGTGATGCTGGCGGCGTTGAGGACGTTGAGGATCTCCTCCATCAACGCATTCATGAAGTCCGCGCGCAAGATGGTTGCCGCCACGCCGCCGGCGGGGTTGCCATCGGTGAAGTAGCCAGGAGTGCCCGCCGCCGCGGGCGTGGGCATGGAAGCGACTACAGTGGGATCGTCGTATTGATACATGGCGGCCTCTTTGGGCAATAAAAAAGCCGCCTTGCGGCGGCTTCAGGGGGAAACTGGCCTGTCGGACTCAGCGCGTTCCATCCAAAGTCTGCGATCCGTCGAGCACGAAGGACCCGTCCAGGAACAGGGTGTAGGGCGTGAAATATTCGAAGAGGATCCGGGTGTGCGCGGGCATCACGGTTTTCATCTCGCACTCGAGCACGTCATTGCCCCATTGCTCGAGCGGCTCACCCATTGTCGAAATACCCATCCGGTATGAGGTCAGTGTGTCGAGTGACGCATGGACAGCCCACGTGAATGCCCAGTCCTGACTCCCGAGCTGGTCCCCCATGCACTGCTGCCCCATTCGAAAGGGGGTGAACTGCGTGATCGTGATCGAGTAGCCGAGCGCTGCGGCATAATCGACCAGGAATGGGATGGATTGCCCGCCGGTGTTGGTGAGCCGTGCCACGATTTGTCGCCGCCGACCCTGCAGCGTCGGCGAGGCGCCGGCGCACGGATCCGGCAGGCCGAGCGAAGCTTCCCATTCGTCCAGCAGATCGAGCGCGGTCGAAGGGAATGCGTTCACCAGCAGGTTCAAGCCTGCCTGGCCGCTGCGCTGAAAGCTGGGCGCAAAACTCGCCAGCACCTTCGCTTGCATGCCATCGGGATCGCTCGGCCATACCTTGCCGCGCGGCATCAGCGCCTGCAGCGCCTGCGCGTAATCGGATACGGTGAAGTTGGGCGTGGCCATGGGTCAGGTGTAGCTAACCGTGCCGAGCACCGGAAGCTTTCCGGTCACATTGGCGATATTGCCGCTGGGGGAGGCGATCACGAAGCCGGCCGTGCCGGAAATTGCCGCGATCGCCGACTCGATTGCCGACATCGCGACTTCCAGATCGGATCCGTCGTCGGCCGTTCCTGGAGCCGGCGAACCCTGCTGCAGGAAAACCTGTTGGATCTCCTGCGCGATCGCGGTGCGCACGCTGGTGGGTGCGGTAGCGATGCCGCTGATAGTGAAATTGATCGTGTTTGGCGTAGGCGCGCACACATAAACGAGTGCGGTAACCGGCTGCACCGTAACGATGGAATCGGCCACGGTGAGCTGATCGCCGGTGGCAACCGTCCCGCGCGGACCATTCGGCCCTTGGTCGTGCTGGGAAACGCCGTTGGTGCCGACCGGAAAGCCGTTGTTGCCGGCTTCCGCCTGGTCCAGCATCACATACACCACCACGGTGCCTGCACCGAAGCCGTTCGGCGCACACCAGGCGCGCGTGATGCCGGGCACGTCGAGTGCCCAGCCGATGTAATCCTGCTGGTCTCCACCTTGCGGCGGGTTTTGATAGGCCTGCAGCATGCGCGTGCGCAGGGAATCGTCCGTTTCTACATCCGCGCCGCCGGTGAGCGCCGAAGACGTGCCGCCTGACTGGATGCCGGAAATGGGCGATTGCAGGGTCAGCACCGTGCCACTGGTGGCATTGCCCGCGGCGCCGGTGCCGGTGGGATTGGTGACCGGGTCAATCGGGGCCAGCACCGCCGAGATCGGCACCGTCACGGTGCCGGAGGCTACCGCGCCGGTTGCGGTGGTCTGGTAAGTGTAGCCATCACCGCGCACCAGCACGGTGCCCGAAGGGAGCACCGTGCCATTGGTGCCGGTCGTGGTGTAAGTCCCGCTCGCGGCCGTCGCGGGGTTGCGTGTTTTCTTCTTCAGTGCGGCCCATGCTTCCAGATATTCGTCCGTCGCCGTGTAGGGCGTTGCCTGCAGCGCGATCCAGTCGAGAAACCCGAAATGCAGCTGCGAAAACCCCGCGAGCACCGCGCCGAGCACGCCCAGATTGGAGAATCGTAGCAAGCCATCTGCGCCAGGCACGCCGGATGAGATATCCGCCGCCGCCTGCGCGCGCAGATTGGAAAGTGGAGGGCGCGAAAAAGGCATCGAATTGATTCCGTCAGTTGAGCTGGTTCCACGCCCAGTTGAAATTCATCGCCTGGCGCGATCCGTCCACGCGCAGGACCTCGACCGTTGCATACAGGCGGTTGGGCAGCACGATCGAGGTCGCCACGTTCACCGCGGCAGCCGCCCCGTCATCGAGCAGCCAGCGCAGCGCTTCGCTGATGTAATCCTTGGCCGAGCGCGCCACCGCCGGCGTGAGCTTGGATCGCGACAACAGCCACAGACGCGAGCCGATCGGCGAATCCTGGTCAAGATCGCCCCACCAGCCGCGGCGATCGGTAGACCCATCTGGCAAAGTGTCGTCATCACGCGCGCGGCGATCCGTGAACAGGCTTATCAGCACGGCCGTGGTGAGATCGTCGCCACTGGCCAGCGCGGCACCCGAGAGTTGCCAATCGCCTCGCGCATTGCTGACGTCCCAGAAGGTGGTGATATCGCTCATTGCTGCGGGCTCGGCGGATGCGTGACGGAATCCAGCGGATGGC